TTAGAATCTATGAGATCATTAACCATTTTTTCTTGCGCATCTGGCTCTGCGCCTTCACGAAAACGATAGTATCCGCCGATACAGGTTAAGCGTGCTTCGGGAATATGTTTTTTAATTTCTGGCCATACGCGAGTTACTAATGGAATTAAGCCTTTTGTTGCACTTGCATTATATACAAAATGATTTATATCCTTTTTGGTCAAATCAGCGTCTTTGATATGCTGTACTGCACCGTTTCTCGTTTGAAAAAACTTATGCTTGAGAACTTCAAAATTTCTTTTGTTTCCATGATCACACGATGTCACGTACCAAGAATGAAAGTCGGATAATGTAAATACTTCATCAATAGTGCCCTGCATAAGCATAGATTCAAGAAATTGATCGCCATCACAAAAAGTGTCATGCATCCAAAGAATTTTCTTTTTGGCGCGCAAAACCATCTTAACATACTGGTTACCTGTAAAAAATGGTTTTACAGTTCTTGACGAAATTACGATATCGTGAGTGTGCAGGTCAACATCATCTACAAACTCTGAATGATCTACGTATTGCACGCCATCATATAAGCCAGGTTTTGCTTTTGAGTCTATACAATTATTGTAGACTGTAACTGCGTGACCTAACTTTACTAATTCGGCAGACATGAGAATAACAGCAGATTCGCTACCGCCTAATCCTCGTTCTTTTAATGTGCTGCCGTCATATGTTAGACCCAATAGATCTAAAATTGCTATTTTCATAATATAGTATCCTCATTATAATATATTTATATTTATATTAGAATATAATTTCAATTTCTTCCAACTCTGATACAGAGTTTGCCAATTCAACAGCATCTTTATAAACCCAAGATTTTTTATATACATCAGAATAATTACTTACTATATCTTCTCCTAATAAAATCAGTTCATTTGGAGTTAATTGATAAATTTTATTATCAGCACCTCTGAAATCTATAGATTTTATTTCCGATTTTTTCATTAACTGTATTGATGCGTATTGCACTAAGCTGTTTATGTTTTGAATATCAGATTTTCCTTTTCTTATATCGACTGGTACAGTAACTGTTTCACTTATTGAAAAATAAAAAGTTTTAAATATCCTATTATCTCTTGCTTTATCAATTTCTTGATTTTTTATTGTTTTTTGATTTTGCAAATACTCTGCGCACTGTTCTTCAGTTTTATCAGTTATAATCCAACCATACTTCCACACTCCGTCTTGCGCTAAATACGGATTATCTATATCGCGTCTTATATTTTGCAGTGCGTAATTATAATCAGGTTCTGGTTCTGCATATACTGGGAACACAAACCGTGAAGCAAGATATTTATTATTAAGAGTCTTTGGTAAACTTCTATTTTTATTATCTAATCTAAACTGTTCAAGCGAATAAGGATATTTTATTATTTTGTTTTTTTCATCTGTTTTTACAAACATTTTAATCTCCGATCAAGTAGTTGTATTTATTTGTTCTATACCATATATAGTTTTTCCGCCATCTGGCGTGTAAAATTCTATTATCACCGTATTTCCAACTTCCAAAATTGGTTCAGTTTTATTATTCCATATTATTTTTTGCGGTTTTGTGTATTGATAGATAGTATCGTTTGTTGATCCGACTAAGTATAATTTTGATTCGTCATTTTTTAAAGCAAAACCAAACGGTGTTGCTTCTTGCGCCGTGACACTAAAATTTATTCCATTATAAGAAAGTGAAGTAAGATCCCAAGGTGTAGAAAGTGAATACTCAAATACGGTATCTAACGATCCATCCAATACATACATGTGAGTGCCATCAGAATTAAATTTTATTCCGGTAGAATTAGTACCTTGGCTAAGAACACTAAACGAAATATTGTCATATACTGCTGTAGTTATATCCCAAGGTGCTGCCAATGTATATTGAAAAACTCTGTCTGCCGTAATTCCTATTACAAACATCTTAGTACCATCCGGTTTGAATGTAACTCCATTAGGATTAGATTCTTGTGTACCTACGGTAAAAAACGCGTTGCCATAGATAGCGGTGCTAATGTCCCAAGGCGTTGATAGCGGTAATTGAAATATTCTATTGTTGGTGTCACCAACAATGTATAATACACTGCCATCTGGTTTAAATTCAATTCCCCTAGAAAGTGTATCAATTGCTGTTACATTAAAGGCAACGCCATCATAACTTCCAGTATTTATTTCCCAAGGAGTTTCCAAGGTGTACTGATATATAAATCTAGTAGTTGCCCCAAGAACGTATAATTTCAAACCGTCTAATCCAAAGGATAATGATCTGGGCACGGTATCTTCGCTTATAAGTAAACTTTTATTATCGTATGATATGTCTTTAAAACTGAAACCAGATAAATCATTAATTTTTAGTTCTACATACCATTTAGAACTACCGCTCGGGATATTTGAAAAGAAAATTGTTTTTTCTGTAAAAACACCGTTCAAAGATATTTTATGATAATTAGCTAGATTTAAATTTATATCGGTACTGATAGATTCTCGTGTTACGCTTCTTACTGCTTTGTTTGTGCTAACCCATCTAATACCGTCCCACTTATATACTTTATCATTTACTTCAGATGCATCACCTATTACTGGGTTATTTGGAAAATTGTGTGCCATTAACTTAAATTATCTCCTGAAAGTTTTCCATAATACGTAATACCAGCATTACTAGTATAAAATTCTAATAAATTCACGTTATCTGCTCCAATAATATAGGGTGTTGTGTCATTGTCCCATCTAATAGAATTTGGCCAAGTAATATCAACAATATTTTCAATTTGCGCACTATATTGATACACTCTATTGACAGTTCTGTCTAGAATATACATTTTTGTTCCATCGGATTTAAAAAATATACCAGCAGAGCTTGAAATAAGTCCTGAGACGTCAAAGAATAAATCATCGTAAACTGAAGTACTGATATCCCAAGGAGTTGATAGTGAATATTGGTAAACACTATCGTTTGCAAGACCAATAATGTACATTTTTGTTCCATCTGGTTTAAAGAATATACCAGCAGAGCTTGGAATAAGTGCTGAGTAGTCAAAGAATAAATCATCGTAAACTGAAGTGCTGATATCCCAAGGAGTTGATAGTGAATATTGGTAAACGCTATCGTTTGTAAAACCAGAAATGTACATTTTTGTTCCATCTGGTTTAAAGAATATTCCATTTGGCACACTGTCTTGTGAGCTTACAGAAAAAAATTCGCTGTCATAAAGTGCAGTGCTGATATCCCAAGGAGTTGATAGTGAATATTGGTAAACACTATCGTTTGTAAGACCAATAATGTACATTTTTGTTCCATCGGGTTTAAAAAATATTTCATATGGCACACTGTCTTGTGAGCTTGCAGAAAAAAATGCGCTGTCATAAAGTGCAGTGCTGATATCCCAAGGAGTTGATAAAGCGTATTGTAAAATTCTATCATTTCCAGTATCTATTGTATACATTTTTGTTCCATCTGGTTTAAAAAACAACGAATTTGAAACGTTTGCGTTTGTTGATGATGAGACTCCACTAACAAACGTATTAAAAAATTTGTTATCGTAGCTGGCAGCATCTATCCTATATCCGATATTAAGAAGTTCATCATAATCTTGTAAAACATTAAACTTAATATAAAATTTCTGTGCCGATGTTTCTGGCGGTGGATTTATAAAAGAAATTGTTGTAGATTCTGATGTTGTAATTTCAAAAAAATTACCTATATCTAAATCTATTACGCATTCATTATTTGCTGAAACTAATTTATCGCCGCTATAATTTATTGATTTAGATAATAGTTTCCATCTTGTGCCATCAAATCGGTATGATGTTCCGTCAAAATCATATATATCACCAGATGACGGCGCATTTGGAAAATTGAAACCCATAGTTAAACTCCTGTTAATTCAAATAGTATTTCTCTGCCGATCCAATCTATGCCATTTAGAGTTAAAAAATGCAGGATAGTTGTAGATTTATAGTCGTAGTCTATTGTTGGTGCACTTCCGTTTTCCCATAATATATTATCGCTCCAAGTTATTGTTGGACTTACTGTTGGTCCAGTACCTATAGAATAACTATATATATTGTCGTTCCCACCGTCCAAAACATATAATTTCCTGCCATCAGGCTTTATACTTGCATCAAAGGGACTATTACTCTGTGGTACTATAAAAAATATATTGTTATAAATTGCTGTACTTATATCCCAAGGTATCGATAACGTTAATTGAAATACTTTATTAACTAAACCTCCAGAAGAGCTGTCATCAACTATGTAAAGATAATTTCCTCCCCTGCTAAAAGCAACACCTGTCGTACTACTAATTGCTGGGGAACTTGAAATAACCGAAGTATCAGCGAAATTTACCGACACGATGTAAAAAACCGCAGCATTTAATTCCCACGGCGATGTTAACGTGTATAGATATAATACTCTAGATAATCGATCAATTATATACATTTTTGTGCCATC